AAAAAAAAACACATCCAACTCAAAAACCTGTACAGTTATATTCTTGGTTGCTTAAAACTTATGCTAAAGAAGGCGATAAAATATTAGACACACATTTAGGTTCAGGTTCAATAGCAATAGCTTGCCACGATTACGGATTTGAATTAACAGCTTGTGAATTAGATAAAGAATACTATGACAAAGCAATACAAAGAATAACAAATCACACTAACCAACAAAAACTATTTTAAATGGAAATTACACAAAGATTAAAAGAAATAATAAAGCAAGAAACAAATACAGATATAGAAGTAAGAACACGTAAAAGAGAAAATATAGAATTACGTTCACTATATTGTAACATACTAAAAGAATTAAAGCCAAACAAAACACTTCAGGCTATAGGTGATACATTAGAACTAAATCACGCAACAGTAATACACGCATTAAAGAACTATAAAATGTATGAAGAATATAACCCTGAATTAAAAAGATTTAAAGCAAGTGTACTATCTTACTTTACAATGGATGAAACAGAATTAAAAGAACTTTCAGATATAGAAAAAGCAAAACACGAAATACATAAACTTACATTGGAAAACTATAAACTTAAAAAAGAATTAAAAGAACAAATAGAAACGCCAAGATACGAACACAAAATAATAGATGAACTAAACAACCTTATGTTAAACACTAAAGGAACAACACAACACAATTTAATTCAAGATAGATTAGAAGCATTTTACCTAATGAATAAAAACATAAAACTATGACACCAAAACAAGAAAAGATAGCAGTAGAAACATTTGCAATTATATCATCATTTATAGTAGCATTAGCAATAGTAATAATAATTAAATCTATAGTACTATGACAACACAAACAATAGAGCAAATAACACCATACGAACGTGCAGTAATACTTTACAATAAATATACTAAAGAATATAATCGAAGTGTATGTATGGGAACAATGCAACAGACAGAACATTGGAAGGAAGTATCAAGAGAATTAGCTAAACTTTATAAAAGATAATTATGAATATAGTTATATTTTTAATATTAGGTTTATTCGCACAAACAATTATAAAATTTATTATTAAACAATTTAAAAACAAATAAGATTATGAAACCAACAGCAGTAGAGTTTGCAGTAGAGCAATTAGAACAATTAATTCCAAGCGGACATCAATTAGCAATTAGAATTATACTTGAACAAGCCAAAGAAATGGAAAAGCAACAGATTATTGATGCTTACGATAATGCTTATATAGATAGGTATTATTATAATTCAAAAAATGGCAAACAATATTACAACGAACAATTTTAAAAAAATAAAATATGAAACAAAATGAAACACTTGAAGAAGCCGCTGAAAATTATAATTTAAATACTATTAATGCTTTTGGCGATTATGAATCTTTTATAGCAGGTGCTAAATGGCAACAAGAAAGAAGTTATAGTGAGCAAGATTTAAAAGAAACATTTAAAGACGCATATTGTTTAGGATTTAGAGATTATTTACAAGTATACTTTAAACAAGAAAAATGTGATGAATGGTTTGAAACATTTAAAAAGAAATAACTATGGCAGATATAACTAAATGCGAAGATAACCTTTGTCCATCAAAAGAAACGTGTTATAGATACACTGCACCTGCATCAATGTATCAATCTTATGGTATATTCAATAGAGAAGAAGATGAAGATAATTGTGATATGTATTGGGACAATAAACCTAATGATAAAATAGATGATAAAGAATTTATAGAATTAGTTGAAAAATTAAAAGTAATTAATTTAAAACTTTAAACAACTATAGATTTTATTTATTACTAAATTAATAATAATATTTTTTAATTATGGAAGATAAAAGAAAATTTAATGGTGGGCATACAACTGCAGGTAGAAAATCTAAAGCAGAAGAAGTACAGTTAATAGAAAAGTTAGGTGCATTAGAGCCTTCAGCATTTATGGCTTTAGAGCAAGGATTAGAAAGAGGAGACTTTAAATTTGTACAGCTGTTTTATAATTACTATGCAGGTAAACCACGTGAAACAAAAGATATAACTGTAACTAATGAACAGCCTATATTTAACATAGATGATTTAGATATCATTTAAGCCACGATTATATGGAATTTATACTTACTACTGCAATTAAAAAGTTATTGCGTTTAAAGCAACGTATTAAAGTTATTAGAGGTGGAACGTCAGCAGGTAAAACTTTTGGCATTCTACCTTTATTAATTGACAAAGCAATAAAAGAACCTATGTTAGAAATTAGCGTAGTATCTGAATCAATACCACACTTAAGGAGAGGAGCTTTAAAAGACTTTCTAAAGATTATAATGGCTCTTGGTAGATATAAAGATGAGAATTTTAATAAGAGTACTTTAAAATATAGCTTTGCTAATGGTAGTTATATAGAATTCTTTAGTGTAGATCAACCCGATAAGCTAAGAGGAGCAAGAAGAAACATATTATATGTAAATGAGTGTAATAATATAGACTTCGATTCGTATTATCAAATGGCTATTAGAACAAGTGGCGATATATGGTTAGATTATAACCCTGCTGCTTCTTTTTGGGTAGATAAAGAAATACTAACTCAAGATAATGTAGACTTTATAACTTTAACTTATTTAGACAACGAAGCATTAAGCGATACTATAATAAAAGAAATAGAATCAGCAAAGATAAAAGCATTAACATCTTCTTATTGGGCTAATTGGTGGCAAGTATATGGACTTGGACAAACAGGATCTTTAGAAGGCGTATGTATTACAGATTGGAATGAAATAGATCTACCACAAGAAGCAAGAATACTTTGTTACGGAATGGATTTTGGATACTCTAACGATCCGACTTCATTAGTTGCTATGTATAAATATAACGATGCTTTTATATTCGATGAAATAATCTATAAGAAAGGATTATTAAATAGCGAAATAAGTAATCTATTAAAAGCAAACGATGTAAGCGATATAATACACGCAGATTGCGCTGAACCTAAATCTATAGCTGAGTTAAATAGTTATGGACATAATGTTCTGCCTGTATCGAAAGGTAAAGATAGTATCGTATATGGTATCAATCTAATTAATCAAAACAAAATATATGTAACTTCTCGAAGTAAGAACTTAATAAACGAATTAAATAATTATATTTGGTTAACAGATAGATCGGGAGTTAAAATGAATAAGCCAATAGATTCCTACAACCACGCAATCGATGCGATGAGGTATGCGATTACAAGTCAATTAGAGAACCCGAATAAAGGAAACTATTTTATATATTAATGTCGCAAATTAATACTATACTTGCGACAAAGTAAATGATGGCGAAAACCTGACTTTTTAACTATGACTTACGGACAAATGATAGCCACAATACAGTGTTACATTCACCATACTACAGGTAAAGAAGTAAATATAAATCTACCAAGAAATATAGGTGAGATAAAAAAGATGCGTCTTATGTACGATGTTGCTGTAGAGAATTTGAAAAGTTAAAAAATTGTTAAAACTAATTTATGTAACAAATTAATATTATATTTGTTAAAAATTTAAAACAAACAAAATGGAAAAAGTAAACGTAACAGTTAATTATTGCACAGTAGAATTTGAAGTAGCAGGATATTATATCAAAGGTGATTCATATGATAATACAAAAGCCTGTTTAGATGATACAGAAATAACTATTCAAGGTGTAGATATGTGGGAAATATTATCCACAAAACAATGGAACGATATTGTTGATTTAGCAATACAAGAAATAGAAAGTTAAGTTAGGTTAAATTTGGTTAAAGAGGTGTGCAGAAATGTACGCCTTTTTTTGTTTAATACAATATCACAAAATAGTTATTAATATAAAAAACAATAATATGAAATTAGAGATTAGCATACCAACGGAATTAAAAGAAATTAAATTAGCACAATACCAAGCGTTCTTAAAGATAGCTAAAGATAATGATGATAATGAATTTCTGAATCAGAAAATGGTTCAAATATTCTGCAATATAGATTTAAGGGATGTAGCAGAAATTAGATTTAA